ACAACAAAGTCAGGATTCATTTAGAAGGCTAAGAGGCGGCAATAAGTTTTCTTACGGTGAAACGCTACGAGCCGATAGGGAACCGTTGTTTGTCAAAGGCTATCGGTATGATCGTCGTCGCGGAGCATTAGAGACGCTTCCCAAAAAGTTCAACATGGAAGATGTGCGTCTTTACTCGACCGCTATCGGTGACGCTATACGTGCTGGGATACCGGGCATTTCTGAAAACATTTCTCCAGAAATCATTACTGCCATGCTTCTTAAGGAAGGCAGAGAAGATTTGGGAGCAAACGAATACAACGTAAACGATCCGCGATCTCAGGCCATTTACGAAAAGTATGCCCAAGATTATGGGCATGATCCTGCCGTAGCAATTGCGGCTATGTATGACAAGGCTAAGGTATCTAAACGCTTAGGTATTCCGTTTGCTAGTGCTTGGATTGGCACAGGTCGAAGCCCTTACGAAACAAGCGCTCAGTATGCTGCGGACACTGAAAACTTTAAGAGAATAGCCACTGACAGAAAGAACCAGTCGTTGCTGAACTTTATTCGTGGCTCAATGAGCGCACCGCTTCCGGGTGAAGAAAACTACTAATGCAACAGCCGATCTATAGCCCCGAAGAAGAAGAGTTGCTGATGAGCAAACTCTGGTCGCCCGTGATTAAGGACGACCCAGAGGCTTTCGTGCTGCTCGCTTTCCCTTGGGGCCAGAAAGGCACGCCTTTAGAACACTTCAAGGGTCCGCGTAAGTGGCAGCGGGAAATACTGCGCGATATCGCCGCCCACACTGCGAAGAATAAGGCCGCAACCTCCTACGAAGTCCTGCGTATGGCAACGGCTTCCGGTCGCGGTATCGGTAAGTCTGCGCTGGTGTCGTGGCTTATCCTCTGGATGCTCAGTACAAGGATTGGCTCGACGACCATTGTATCGGCTAACTCGGAAGCGCAGTTACGCTCGATCACATGGGCAGAAATTACTAAGTGGGCAGCGCTCCTAATCAACTCGCATTGGTTTGAGATTAGCGCCACCCGCGTAATGCCTGCTAAATGGCTTGCCGAACTGGTTGAACGTGACCTTAAAAAAGGTACTCGTTACTGGTCTGTTGAGGGTCGTCTGTGGTCCGAAGAGAACCCCGACTCGTATGCGGGTGTCCACAACTTTGACGGCGTTATGGTGATCTTCGACGAAGCCAGCGGTATCCCTGACCCTATCTGGTCGGTGACGGCAGGCTTTTTTACGGAAAACACCCCGCACCGTTTCTGGCTGTCGTTCAGCAACCCCCGTCGTAACGAGGGCTACTTCTTCGAGGCGTTCCACTCTAAGCGTGCGTTCTGGAACACCCGCAACATTGACGCTCGCACCGTTGAAGAAACCGATAAGTCGGTGTATCAACAGATCATCGACGAATACGGCATCGACTCACCGCAAGCGAAGGTGGAAGTCTATGGTGAATTTCCGTCTGAAGGAGACGATCAATTCATACCGCCAAGCCTTGTGGATTTGGCGATGTCGCGTAGCAAGTACAAAGATGAGACAGCGCCTATTGTTATTGGAGTCGATCCGGCTCGCAGCGGAGCGGACTCAACCGTTATCGCCGTCCGCAAAGGTCGAGACATCATCGCCATCAAGCGCTTTAAAGGCGAAGACACGATGGAGATTGTTGGCCGAGTTATCGACGCGATTGAAGAGTACCAGCCCACACTCGTCGTCCTCGACGAAGGCGGATTAGGCTACGGCATCCTTGATCGCTTGAAAGAGCAGCGCTATAAGGTAGTGCGTGGCGTTAACTTCGGATGGAAGTCCAAGACCCCGGCTATGTGGCAAAACAAACGTGCAGAGTTGTGGGGCGAAATGAAGTCGTGGCTGAAAGACGCTGCGCTACCCAATGATAGGCAGTTAAAAGCCGACCTGACAGGACCAAAACAGAAAATTAATTCCTCTGGCTCCATCTTGCTGGAGTCGAAGAAAGACATGAAATCGCGTGGCCTTGCATCGCCTGACGCTGCTGACGCTATCGCCGTCACGTTTGCGTATCCAGTCGCGCACCGCGAATACCGCGAGCGACCGCGCACGATTACCACGAGCCGCGAGAGCGGCATGATCAACACTTGGATGGGTGCTTAATGGCTAAGAAGTCTGTCAGCCTCTCAGTTGGTAGAGGAGAAAAGCAGTCCGTGTCAAGAGGGGCGGGATTGACCGCGAAAGGCCGTGCAAAATATAATCGTGCAACGGGGTCTAATTTGAAGGCTCCGGCGCCCAGTCCGAAGACAAAAGCGGACGCAGGACGTAAAAAGTCGTTTTGCGCCCGCATGAAAGGGGTCGTTCGCAACGCCAAGGGGCCAGCCGAACGCGCTAAAGCATCTTTAAAACGATGGAAATGCTGAAATGGCTGCAAAAAAGGGACTATATGCGAACATTCATGCTAAACGCGCTCGAATCGCTGCGGGATCGGGCGAAAAGATGCGTAAACCGGGTTCTAAAACCCCGGTCCAATCGGCGTGTCCCCCGGCGCAACAGTCGGTGACATGATCCAAAACAGCCGGATGCAGAAGCCCCGGATGCCTGCTCCGCGTATGCCGAAGCGCGTTAACGAGGACATGATCCGCACTGCGGTTGATTTCCGACCGACTCCGATGAAACGGGGTATGCGTTAATGCCTCTTGTAAAGTCCGCCTCTAAGGGGGCTTTTCGCAAGAACATTCGCGCTGAAGTGAAGGCTGGCAAGCCGGTGAAACAGGCCGTTGCCATCGCGTATTCGGTAAAGCGTAAAGCCGGTAAGAAGGGCAAGTAATGGCTAAAGACCCGACAGGGATGAAGGGCGCGGCTCAGGTGGCTAATACGCCCGAGAGCCGCCGTGCGCGTAGTACGGGCGATATCCTCGCCCAAGCGCGTACCCGGATGCAGTTGTCCCTGACGGCTTATAGCGAGTCTCGGGACAGCGAACTGGACGACCTGCGCTTTATGGCGGGTAGCCCAGATAACCGCTGGCAGTGGCCGCAGGAAGTCTTAGCCACCCGTGGCGCAGTGCAGGGTCAGACGATCAACGCTCGTCCCTGCCTGACCATTAACAAACTGCCCCAGCACGTCCGGCAGGTCACGAACGACCAGCGCCAGAATCGCCCTGCGGGCAAGGTCATCCCGGTTGATGACAAGGCGGACATTGAAGTTGCCGAGGTGTTTGACGGTATCGTCCGGCATATCGAGTACATTTCGGATGCCGACGTTGCCTACGACACCGCCTGTGAGAATCAGGTCACGTATGGCGAAGGCTATATCCGCATTTTGACCGAGTATTGCGACCCAGATTCGTTTGACCAAGACATCCGTATCGCTCGCGTTCGTAACTCGTTCTCGGTATATATGGACCCGCACATCCAAGACCCGTGCGGAGCCGATGCAGAATGGTGTTTCATAACCGAGGACATGCCCCGTGAGGAGTTTGAGCGTCATTTTCCTGACGCCGAACCCATCTCGTCGATCCAGAGCCGTGGTATTGGTGACGAGAATCTGGCGCAGTGGATTACCGACGATTCAGTACGGATTGCGGAATACTTCTACGCTTACTATGAAAAAGCGAAGTTAAACCTGTATCCGGGCGGTATGACCGCCTACGCCGACTCGCCCGAAGCCGCGCAGATGGAGGCTATGGGCCTTGCCCCTGTTCGCACCCGTGACGTAGATATCCGCAAGATTAAGTGGATGAAGACGAACGGCTACGAGGTGCTGGAAGAGCAGGAGTGGCCGGGTAAGTCGATTCCGGTTGTCCGCGTGGTCGGCAACGAATACGAAGTTGAGGGCCGTATCTATATCAGCGGCCTCGTGCGTAACGCTAAAGACGCGCAGCGCATGTACAACTACTGGGTATCCCAAGAGGCGGAAATGCTCGCCTTGGCTCCCAAAGCGCCGTTTATCGGCTACGGTGGTCAGTTTGAGGGATACGAGCATCAGTGGAAGACCGCCAATACCCAGAATTGGCCGTATTTGGAGGTCAATCCTGACGTTACGGACGGCGCTGGCAACATGCTGCCGCTGCCCCAACGTGCCGCCCCACCCCTTGCACAAACGGGGCTT